TTGTGTTCCTATCGGTTTTCTTATTCAGTTCTTCAATCTTTTGATCCAATTGTTTGAACATACGATCATCATACTTCTGATGATCTTTGATCATTTCAATGATAGCATCATTCACACGTTCACCTTCATCTAAACGATTTTCATGGCGCTCTAATACAATAGCAATCTTGTTACTATTGTCCGAGATGGTTGTTACCGCTCTCTCAAGTTTGTCAAGCATCTCTTTAGAGAGATCTTCATAAATGTCCAGTTTACTTTCTAAAACTGCTAATTTACCAAGACCGAATGCCATGGTGCTCCTCTATCAAACGTTACGGATAGCAAAGTCAAGAGCAGATTGATAAGTAGCAGCGTCTTTGTTCAGCATGTAGCGGAACTGGGTCTGTTGCTCATCAGGCAGCTGTGCATAACAAGCAGCGATACGCTTCGCTGAAAAATTGTCCAGGTTCTGTTGCGAACCATCACCAAAGGTGATCTTCGCAAATGATTCGACGCCAGAAGGATTGAGTTCGGAGGTTGCGACCTGCATTGCAACATCCAGTGCGTCCATTTGTGCAGCAGTTTCAGTAATCATGTTAGTAGTCACGTCAGTTTCTTCTTTCTTAAGTTTCTTGGTTTGATCAGATGCTTTCTTTTTGAAGTCAGACATACGTGCCTTCATAAGAACATCCATTTCTTTGGTCTTGTTCTGCATCTTCTTCTTTGCTTCATCGCGCTTCTTCTGCAGATCTTTAGCACGGTTCAGTTTTTTCATCTGACCGATCTGCTTCTGCGCTCTCTCGGTCTCCGAGGGTGCAGCTTCAGAAATAGTTTTTTCTAATTCTTCTTTCATTTTTTTACGGGACTGAATACGAGAGAGCATTGATTTTGCACCCTTGGTGCGACCATCTACCTTGTCTTGGTTTGCTTTTTTATAACGACGATGTGATCTAGGATTGACAAAAACGAAAGCAGGTGGGATCTGTAGACCAGCACCATTGCCTGCCATCATTTCATTTACAGTAGGTTTAGTTCCTTCAGACATTCTTGATCAACTTCTTTGTTTAAAGATTCAGGTAGTCGGTTAAGTACAAGCATAAATGCTTTTAGTGCCGACCAATGTGTAGCCTCTATCTTATAAAAAAGTAGAGGAGTGGCAGCGTCATCAAATACATTATACATCACAATGATATGATTTAATATAAGATGAGTTTTCAATTCACCATGAGTTTCATAGCGACGAAACAACCTTTTAATGTACTTAATCTTATTTAGATCTTTCTTAAAGTCATCAAAGGTAACAGAATTAGGATTATTGTAATGTTTAATAGCAAACATTACCCAGTTGTCTGGGGTCAACTCATCAAATAGCATTTACTCATCAAGCAACGGTGAGCAGAGCAGCATCGGAGGTAACATCAGCACCACCAACAACAGAGACAACTACGCGATACTGATAGGTGTCAAATCCTGTAGCATCAGAGATGTCAAGAGTTGCAGCAGTAGCACCGCTGTATACTCCACCATCAGCAAGGTTGACGAATCCAGCACCCTGATCTTCTTGCCACTGGAAGGATAGTGTTCCGCCAGCTGGGCGTGATACTGCAGCAACAACAAACTGTGCAGGATCTCCAGTTAATACAGAAGCAGCTGCTGGTTGAGAATCAATATCGATGGCGAAATCTGCCACAACTGCGTCGTCATTTTGGGTCTCATTAGTATTGAGATCGGGACCAGCAATCGTTACAAGCATCTCTGCTTTGTGACGGACGTTTCCTTCACCATCAGTATAGGTGTAATAAGACCACCAACCAGGAGCGTTAATGCCGCGATCCTTGTTCTCTTTGAGAGCAGCTTCTTGGTTGTCAACAAAAATAATTTGTTTTGCTTGTGACGATGCTGCAATACCACGACCAGCTTTGGTCACATTAGCAGCACTGTCTGTTCTTCCGTATAGGGACATGGTTTTACAGCGCGTTCGTTTTACCTAGTATATATTTATAAAAAAAGGGAGAGGTGTATACACCTCTCCCATAGATATCACTCACCTTCATCAGGTGCTTCCTCTCTTGCTTTAATAGCGGCGGATACAACTTCGAGGAGTTGATCATCCATATCGGTCTTCGTGAGTTTAACGGCTTTGCCTAGAATAACCAGACAAATGTCGATTAGTTTCTCACCTAGTTCTTCGTTATCGGGGATTTTAGATACTGCATCAGAGATAATTTTTGATGCAAGTGGAAGTAAAAATGCAAGCATGATTTTAGGGCATAGTATACCCTATTATTTATTCTTGTTCTTATGCTTCCACGCAGTAGCGTATGCAATACCCTCTTTGTCTTTAGGATAGTTCTTCTTAATGTGCTTCACCATCCTCTCATACTTTTTTCCAGGGGGTGCTACCTCCTCTAGATCAACAGATTCTTTTTGCTGCTTCTTCAAGGCACCGAGAACATATTTTTTATGCTTCTTTTTAGCAGAAGCATCTTCCGCTCCGTCTTCGATGTCTGGCATCACTTCAACGGAAGCGGCTTTCACTTTTTTTCTTCTTCGATCTCCGCACGAAGTTCTGCCTGCTCCTTCATCTTCTTCTTGGTGTTGATGATCTTGGAGACTTTCTTACGACGAGCAAGTAGATACTTGTCGGACTTATCATGATCACCGTCGTTATCTACATCCTTGTCTTCCTTGCCTACAGGATCAAGTTTCTTCTCACCAAGAACTTCTCTGTTCTTTGCGTCGTTGACAACGTGCTCATGAACTTCACTGATCATGATCTCAAGGTCTTCTACAGGTACGTTATGAAGAATGGTTGTCTCTCTCATAATATCGTAGTGAGTTACAGTGCCATCCTCAAGCATGGTGTGCTCACCAGGGATGACAGTGTACTCAAGACCTTCTTTCTTGACTTTCTTTGCACAGTTGTGCTTCTTGACCATCTTGCCAGACTTGGGATCCTTCTCAAAATACTCAAGCATGTTACCTTCTGGTTCATAACCTGCTTTGACACAGTTATCAACACGTTTACCACCCTTCATCTTGGTGCCCATCTGCTTGTAACCTTTCCAGCAAGCCTTACCGTCAAGTCCTTTCTTCTTCTCCATCATGTAGGTGACACCATTGAGTTCAAACTCAACAGTTTCCTTCTTCATGTCTTTCTTATCTTTCTTCTCGCACTTGGAGCACCCCTTCCCACCACAAAAACCGCAGGCTTCTTCTCTTGCAACCACCTTCGTGGTGTCTTTAATTTCTGATCCGTGAGATTGTTTGATACCTGTACCAGCACGAAGATTGGGAGCAGGATCAGGCGCACCAGAATTTGTTTTGGGATCCTTTGTAGAGAAATCATCTGCTTTCGCCTCCTTTCCTGTGAGGGATGGGATTGATGTAGAAGAATCAGCACCACCTGCAGGACCAGGACTTGCAAGTTCTTTCTTTTCTGGTGCTGGGATTGCAGTAGCCTCTTCAATTGTGGACTGTTGGAATCCTGCTCCACCCATCCACTTACCATAAGCTTCAATTAGTGCCTGTGAGTAGGCATCATTATGCTGCACACTATTGACTGGTTTTTGTCTTTCCATTGTTGAAAATACTACTACTTTTCCTTTCTTTATTTATAGTGTCCGTCACGTTAACGTGCCGCACATCCTTAATCCATGCACGGAACATGTCTCCAGACTCCGTGATTGCAATAACATAATTGACACCAGCGCGGTGAATTGTACCTTTCTCGCCCGTAATAGATGACATGATTACATCACCCTCCGCAAAGACATCACCGTGTCTATGTTGCTGACGCAGTGCTTCTTCTCGTAGTTTTCTAAAATTTTTCATACCGCCATTCCCAAAGCATCTTGTAAATTGTTAGCATAATTTTTGGTTCTCAACGAAATCCATTTTTGATACTGTTTAAAATTTCTAGCACTATTAAAAGTGTACTCTAATTTTTCTTCAGGACCACTATCATCTACTTTTGTTACAGCATAAACCACTGCTTCTTTTTTTAAGACCTGATCATAAAATAATTTATAAAAATTAAATTTAGACTTACTATCTCTTTGTGATGATCTAACTAACACTCTCTCGCACAGTAATGCCATGTTGTTCAACGTAAAAGTATACTTATTATTGGGACTATGTTTTTCAGCATCTTCCTTTGTCATACGAACACTCTCTCTCAATTTCTTTGCCTTACTCGGTTCTTTGAAAAGATTATCCGCAATAAAGTTTTTCGATTTGAGAAGCAGTTTCTCATCAGATATCATGTTATCCAATTCTTCGTAATTTTTAGAAACACTAGAAATTTGTTTATCGAGAATTGAAATTACTTTATAAAAGTCATCAATAGACATTGAAGATGTGCTCAAAACAGAATTAAAGTCGGATCTTATCACAGATCTTTTGGAACCAGAGAAAAGTTTTCTCACTGCTCTGATTGGATATAAAGTTCCTCGACCACTATAGTTTTTATATTCAAGAGAAGAAGCAGCTATCATTCTTTGTCCTACATTATAATTTTTGGCTCTAGCAAATTTTAAATTTTTAAACCAAGTATGTACTTCTGCTTCATTAGCAAATGCAGTAGTAAACTTAACAGTAGCAGTAGAAGATCCTCGTACTTTAGATTTCACACTAATTTTTAATGGATTATTTCTTTCACCATTAACAGCAACTTTGTAATCTATCAAAGCTTCGTTTGCTGCTTGAGGGATATTCAATTCTATTTTTTTTATTGGTTCGTCGGGATATCCCACAATCTCTTTCATCATTGCATTATTTTGAGAAAGAAGTTTACCTAATTTCAGCGCAGAAAGTATTTCAAAAAACTCCGAAGATAAATCTGGTGCGATACCCAAGTTATCTTTCAAAGAAGGACTGTTGAAAGAATCAGACACAGCATCGGTATAAGATTTTTTCACAGAAGGACTAGAAACTGGAAAACTATTTCCATTAATATATGATATTACTGTCCTATACATTTCATCAGGAGTCATCCATCGATCTAGAATTGATGGTGTAACATTAGAGGGTTTTAAAGACTCTAGTTTTTTTGCATCAGCAGCACTACCAGCATACTTGAGAGCAAAATTAAAATTTAAATTTGTATTTTTAGATTCTATTTTTCCTTTTGCATTCATCTTATCATGAGAGTATCTCATTTGAATGAATAGTCTAGGATTTTTACCATTGTCACTTTTAAATTTCATGTCTGTTATATTGAGTTTGCTTTTTATTGGTCGAGCATTTATAAACTCAATCATAGATTTAATGTATTGTTCTCTAGAAGTTCTAGAATTTAAATTACAATACGAAGCATTTCCATCGTCGCATGTCATCTTATAATGAAATGGAACACTGGTTTTATTAGTTACATACTTCTGTATTTCCATCAACGATGAACTATCATCTATATCAGAATTACCACCATCAATTTCATATAGAAAGCCATTTAATTCATTATACATTTCTTTGAATGCATGTGCTGCAGCAATATTAACTAGTTTTAATAGTCTTCTAATTTTTGTCGCAACAATATCAATGTCTATGAACTCATTTATGGTTCTTAATTCTTTTTTTAAGTCGTATGTCATGCCATTCCCTCTAATACTGCTTGAATATACATCTTCTTAAAGTCAGAATCAGTTTTTACAGAATTTGGTAATGCGCTTCCCACAACAGCAAAATCTCCTTCAGTTATTGCCTTCCGAACTTTACTTGCAGACATACCAGAGACATCATCCGCATCTGGATCTCTTTCTCCAGCACTCTTTATCTCAACAGTATTCATGTTATAGTCTTTGCCATTATATTTTTTGATGAATTGGAAAGCAGGAACACGATCAGAACCAACAACAAAGATAGCATCCGTATATCCCTTTCCTTCTAACCACTTCAACGCTTTGATAGCATCACGAATGGTTTCATCCAAAATGATATTATTCTTGTGAGAAGGAAACATTATCTGCATGAAAGATACTTTCTGTGCAGCAGTCAAAGGGTTCTTTCCTTTCTTGTCTACAGTGTGACTAGGAAATACAAAATAGTCATTACCAGCAGCATACTCCTTAACCTTATTTATCAACAGCTCATGACCAGTAGTAGGAGGGTTGAACCTACCAAACGTGAATACAGCAACCTTTGCACCCTCACCAGCAGGAGGACGCCAGGACTTCTCTAGCGTGAAGTTAGCACGAGAGAACTCAAGACGATCAACAATCTTGACTGCCTTGCCATCAACGATAGCAACAAAACCTTCAGGCTTCGTCACCACAAAGTTGTCACCGCTGCGAAGGAATACACGAGTGTCGCTCAACCCAGCAAGCTTCAGGTTGATCAGGTTCTTGGCATTCGTGAAGGAGTTATACATCACGACGAATGCTTTGAATGCTCTGTTGTTGTTCTCTAGATAAGAGATGCCATCAGCAAGAACATCACGATACTGTGCCTTGGACTTTTCAGTTTTCAGACTCTCAATCTTTTCTACTAATGCTTTCTCAAATGCTTTTGTAAAACCACTAATAAAAGCATTTACATTAGTGATGGTCTTACCTTCTTTCACATAAGAGTTCGTGAAACGCTTCATCGTATAACCAAGCGTGAATTGCTTGCCTGCTTCGTGAGCGATGATCTCAAGAAACTCTTTTGCAATAGAAGCATTCCGTTCAACAACAGAGACAACAGACTTCAGCACACGCTCTTCAGAAGTAGTAAGACCAGACTTGGCGCTGATGTTATCTACAGTAGCAGTTGCCAGGAATACATTACGAGTGGATTTCAGGTTGAACTTATCAACACCAAAACCAGCAGACAAAGTATTGACTGGACCCGTACCGCTGTAATACGTGTGGAATACAGCACCGATCTTGGCAGTATTTACTGCCTTACCAAGATTGCTATCTACAGGCCAAGCATACGTCAGCGTGTTGGGAGTAGCAGTATAAAAACGTTCTCCGTCAATCGTTTTCGTCTGAACGTCTTCATCCGTGAAGAGAAGATCTCCCTGAATAACTCCCTTGACTTTCAGTTCAGGAAAATACTTCAGACAATACTTCAGTTTCTTGGCTAGGTCAGGGATCTCGCCATGATTCTTATCAATATCTTCTTCGGTAAAATTTACCTTTGGTTCTTTCTTGTTGAATACAGACTTGGTGCCAACGAAGAAGTTGCCGCTCTCTGGGTCGATGCCACAAACCACAGCTGGAGCGCCGTCCCATTTGGTAGTAACCTTTATGTTACCACTAGGACGGCCACCAAGTTCGTCGATAAAGCTTTGAATTAGATCTCTAGAGGCGACATATCCATTATACCCATAATTAATAAGCTCGTCCTCCAGGTGCTCCAGGTGCTTATTCTGGGTTGCCATCTACAGAAAAAGGGGGATCACCCTTATTTAGGTGTCCCCTATCATAGCGCAAAACGGAAGGGGTGGGATTCGAACCCACGGAAGCTCTCACTTCGCTAGTTTTCAAGACTAGAGCCTTAAACCACTCGACCACCCTTCCTTGTATTGGAATACTCCCGACAAGTCAAAGAGCATTCTATGTTTTTCAGTGAGCACATAATACCCACAAATGTCCTTGCCATTATCTTCCCATCCGTAACCCAGGACACGTTCACCTGTGATGTCATGTTTTCTGTTGCTGTTCAGGTAGTGTCCGTAGCGTTCGTGGAGGTTGATCATGTGGTGGTTGCTGCTGTATATATTTTATCAGGAAACCACCACAAAACAAGGTCTTTTAATTATTTTTTAACGATCGTCCTCGGAACGGTTCTCCGAGTAGTAGATGTCAAATGATCCACCAGGGTAACGTTTTTCCAACTTTTTTACGTTAGTTGCAAGCACTTCCTCAAAAGAAATTCCAAGTGCCTGGGTCGCTTGTGCTACGTACCACATAAGATCACCCAACTCAATAATGAGATGCTCTCGATTGTCGTCGTTCCAAGGCTTACCTTGGAAGACCATCTTCTTAATGATCTCAAGGAACTCACCACCTTCAGCATTAATGCCAACGCCAGCAGTGAGAAGTCGTTCAATATTGGCACCTTTAGAATCAAGTTCGACGAGGCGATCAGAAAGCGCAACAAAATCAGTAGAAGCGTCGGAGGTAACTGCATCTACAAACTTTTCGTAGCGAGAGAAATTAATGGTCATATAACGAATTGGGAAAATTTATCGAGTCGTGATTGTTTGGTTGAGATCTCCTCAAGTGCTTCGTAGGTTTCATCTTCTGGTTCAGAAGTTAGGTCGCCTTCGGAGTCATCAACATTATACAGCTTCATCTTCGCCCTGTCAATACCCACAGTGAAGCGGCGATAATAGGTGAGATCATTGTATCTGTTCTTAAGTTGCTTAATCATAATGCGACCAGACTGCTCTAGCTCTTCCGTTGATATAAGAGCAAGCATAAGGTCGGCAGTAGCAGGCAAACCAAAACTTTCAGAAGTGTCAGTAAGGTCCACATCACTATTGCCAAATCCACTACGAGTAGTTTGGGTAGCAGTAACAATAGGAAGATCATGCTCAACAGCAAGACCACGAAGTTCTTCAGCGATTGCCTTGACATAAGTATAGGAGTTCACAATGTGTCCTTTATATCGAGATGAAGCACAGATATTCAGATAGTCAACAAAGATAATGTTGGGTCTGAAATCTTTTTTAAGTGACAGATCATTCAACAGAGATTTGAAGTGCCCAGTATGAGCAGCAGCAGTAGGATACTCTTTGATAATCAACTTACCTTGAGACTTCCTACCAATCTCATTAACCCTATTCTTGAAGATGTCTTCTGGAATAGAGCCGATCTCTTGGATGTTTACATTGAGAAGGTTAGCGTCAATACGTTCAGCAATCTTCTCTTCTGCCATCTCCATTGTGATATACAGCACATTATACCCAATGGATAGGCATGAAGATGCCATGTGACACATGAACAAAGACTTACCAACACCTGTACCAGCAAGGGCAACGTTGAGTGTCTTGTTAGGTAGACCACCTTTAGTTACAAGATTCAGTTTGTCAATATCAAACGGGATCTTGTGCTCCTCAAGGTGATAATAGTCGTAGCGTTCTGCTACATTTTGTACGTAGTCGTGTCCGATGTGTTCGTTGAAAGATACTGCCAGGGCCTCTTGGAGTATGCCTGGTATCGCGTCCTTTGATACTTCCTTATCGCCTCCTTCTGCGATCTTGATAGACCGTAAGATGGCGTTGTAGACTGCTCGTTCTTGGCACCATTTTTCTGTGGCGTCAGTGAGCCACTTGGTGTCAACCCATTCGTCTGTGAAGGCGTTGATCTGGTGAACAGACGCTTGATAAGTTTCTTCAGTGAGGTCATTTCTCTGTTGCAATTGTAAGATTAGCACTTCCTTTGTAGGGAACTTATCATATTTTCCAGCGAAGTCTTGAATCTCATCAAAGATAACCTGTTGATGCTGGTCCTGAAAGTATTCTTTCTTTAGGAAGGGAACTACCTTACGAAAGTAGTCCTCACTGCATATCAGATTTCTTAAGATGGTTTGCTCAAGACTCTCCGTCATCATCTGCTCCGTACAAAAATTCGCGTTGTGCTTGTTTATCTAGTTTGGCAAGAATCTCTTCAGTAAAGTATGTCTCGGGGTCCTTTAGGATTGCCTTTGCATACACTTTCTTGCCGTCAATCTCGTAGCGACCAGCAGTGTTTTTCCACAGTCCTGCTCGCTCTCCCAATTCAAGGAGTCCATAGTGTCTCTCAAGTCCACGCTCATCAAAGAACAGACGTGTCTCAATTTTTGATCCTTCTCTGGTCAAACGAGACTTTTTAGCCTCGCATTTGACAATGTTTCCGACGAGATCCGTTCCATCTTTTTCCTTTCTCTTTCCGAGATATACGATTGTGCTAGCAGAATACTTGAGTCCACTGCCTCCCCCCATTTCTTTTGTAGGGACATAAGAACCGACGACATCATAGGTGTGATTGGTAACTAACATAGGTATATTAGCCTTGCCAAGCTTCAATGTGAGGATTCTGAAACAAGACTTGATAAGTTGTGCCTTGGTCATATCGCGAACGTTCTTGTCGTTCGACGCATCCTCAACCTCTTTGTTGGTGGCTAGCATACCAAGAGAGTCTAGCACAAACATCAGTGGTTTGCGATCCTCTTTTGGTTGTTCCATATATTTGTCAATGATCCTGACTGCCTGGGTACGAAACTCCTCCACTGTATTGACAGGGAAAATGACCATACGCTTGGAGTCAATGCCACGACTCTCAATCATCTGCTTACTAATGGCAGACTCGGTTTCAAAATATAAGACGCCAGCATCAGGATCAAGGTCAAGGAAATTACGAACAACAGAAAGGCAAAAGAAAGTCTTGCCAGTCCCGCTTTCTCCTGCCAGGGCTGTAATTTTATTAGAAGGAATGCCTCCAAAAATGGAGCCACTAACCAAGGCATTAAAGATGTAACTGCCAGTATCAACGAAACTTTCAACGTCACCAGCAGCAATGCCATCAGATACAAGAGAAGCAAACTCATTTTTGCTATCCTTAATTACTTGCGATAGAAAATCCATATTAAAAGAATGATAGAAGTGATACTGTTTTCTTACTGCTCCAACCGATACAATTTAGAACATTCTTAAGAGGTTCATAGAACGACTTGTCAAACTGCAGGTTATAATCAATGTACTTTTCTACATTGAACTCGGTAGGAATACGTCCCATGAATGAGATTACATTCTCACCAATAGGGTTTGGTTCTTTCAAGTACAAGAACTTGATCTTTTCACCTTCCTGTATTTTAGCATACTTATGCTCGACCTTATGCTTTTTCACATAATGATTATAGAGCAAGGCACCACGAACATGGATAGGTGTTCCTTTGTTATAGATGTCAGCATGACTACGATACTTGTCCAGATTGTTTACACCGCGAGGAAAAGCGATGTCTGCATACTCTTGCTTACGGGTATCGGTCTTTACCTTATCAATGTACTCAAGGACATCATCATTAGAACCATTGATGATGATCTTGTATGCCTCTTTGAGCTTATTGCGGAAGAATGCGGGGGTAGATGAACGTGCCGTCTCCATGCCACAGATTTTCATCTTGGCTTCAGAGTAGCGAACACCCTCACTGTCCCAGACGTTGAGAATGTATCGCTTCTTGGCGGTCCAGATACCCTTTGAAGCGATATTCTCCCGCTTCATTTTCATCTTCTGTTCGTATGCCCGAACATAATTGGCGAGCTCTTGGTAAGAACTTTCAATAAACTTTTCAAATTCCACCTGACACACCTTGTCAAGGAACCCAACAATGATTTCATCATTTGTCTCTCGTCCCTTGAATACAGCCTCGACCAAAGGACCGAGATTAAGATACATAGAATCGGTATCGCAAGCAATAACGTAATCAACATCATTTGTCTTCAGAATCTTGTTTAGATATGCATTGGTTTTGTTACTGATCCAACGGATAGACAACTGACCTGATGTTGTAATCGCTTCTGCAATCTCCAAACGGTAGTATCGGAAGTGTTCATTGCCGATAGCACCATAAGCGGAGTTGAGTTGGATCTTCCTTGCCATCTGAATGTTGTTACAGCGAGAGATTTCTTTCTGCAACTCGACGGTAGGAGTCTTCTCATACTGCTGCTTGGCAGCAAGCATCTTCTTCTTGTAGATAGTACGTTCTTGATAGATTTTGTCCATCAATTCTGGCAAGAAACCACGAAATGTGGTGTCGTAGTATGTGCCGTTAGCACACACAGTCTTGCCATCTAGATCACTCAAATCAATCTCTTGATTTAGGAGTCTCTCGACGTTAGCCGAGGGATGCTTAACTGGTAACAACGTCTCTGGCGAGAGGTTGTACTGCATAATGAGGTGAGGGTACAGGGAGTTGAGGTCAAAAGAAACCACCCAGTCATAAATTCCTGGAATAGGTTCTTTAACATACGCCCCAGCATACTTGTTGTCCTTTCTACTTTCATGTTTAGGAGGGATAGCAATGTTGCGACGTGCGAGATAAACATAAATGATGTTATCCCACATGCGGACCTGTGAATACACGTCCTCAAAGTTCACCTTGGCATCATACGCCATGGTGATAGCAAGTTCAAGTAGCTTCATCTTGTCATCCAACCTGTCAACCAGGCGAACGTCAATGATGTTGTACTCTACAAATTTCTGCCAGTCATTATCATAGAACTCTTTGAAGGTATCATACTCACTGTGATCCAGTTTGTTCTGACCAAGTTCTACAAATGCAATGTGGTCAAGACGATATGATTCCTGGTTGGTATACGTGAACTTACGATACAACTCAAAGTAATCAAGCGTAGCCACACCAGTAATATCATAGGCAATGTTCTTCCTGCCTTTGATATAGACTTCCCTACAGAAAATATTTTTCCATGGAGATAGAAGTCTCGCCTCTTTTTCTCCCAGGATACGTTCAATGCGACGGACGATATACGGAATATCGAACAACTGTACGTTCCAACCAGTGATAACATCGGGACAGTTGCCAGACCACCAGTGAAGGAATGCCTTGAGCATACCCTCTTCCGTCTGGAAGTGCATGTAATGAACGTCCTTCTCTGTGTTCTTGAATGGACGTGTACCGAAGACAGAGATCTTACCAGTGTGGGAGTCTTTCAGGGAGATCAGCAAGATCTCCTGATCAGCCGACTCGATGTCTGGGAATCCGTTCTCGGCACCAGTTTCAATATCAACAGTGAAGACACGAATCTGATTGATATCGTACTTCATCTCCTCTTCAGGATACTGATCAAAAATGTATTGATTCAGGAAGCGTGTTTGACCACAGATCTCAAAGTCAGGGATCTCTTTGTGTTCTTCAATGAATTGCTTGGCATCTTTGATAGTACCCTGTTGTACAGGACGCACATATTTACCGTCCAGTGTCTTCCAATCTGTAGGTTTAAGGGATGGTAGATAAAGAGTAGGGTTGAACTTTACCTTATCTTCAAACGCTCTACCATCTTGATATCCTCTCACAAAAATGTTGTTTCCAGATTGTTCAACACTGGTGTAAAACTTCATTCGTCCTCTTTGTCTTTCAGATCATAATATAGTGCTGCGAACATAGCAGATGGTTCGCAGATGAGAGTGATGTCCGATGAACGAACAGCAATCTCTCGGTCGTCACTGAACTCGGGGAAGGGCACTGCTCCATCCCCGCTCACTTCACATGGGTATTTTAGCACACAGTCGGGGTCTCCGAACTCTACACCAGGAATCTCTTCAACCTCTGCGACGAGCCAGTGCCCGTCAAACTTGAGCAGTTTCAGCATCATTAGGAACGAAACCAGTTTCAGCAGCAGGTGCTGGAGTCACTTCAGTGCGAGTAGCAGCTGCTTCTGCTGCTTCTGCCTGTGCAACAGTGTTGTTGTAAGCTTCAATTAGTCCAGGATCAGGAGCACCGATGGAGATAAGTGTAGAGAACGCCACTTTAAATTCGGTATCAGTGGAGTATGGAAGCCATTTGCTGAAACGAACCTGAACTTCTTGTGAAGAGGGGTCACCAACAGTTTTCTCTACACTCAAGATGTAAGGTCGAATCATGACCAGGCATACAGGTTTGCCCTCTGGGTCATTGTTCTCTCGCATCTCTTGCAAGTCAGTAATAACACGCTCACCAGTTTGGAGCACAACAATAGATGTAGCCATAGTTTATACGAAATGGATAATAGTATGATAACACAAAAAAAGAGGGGTGTCAACTGGATTTGGCCAGTTACCCCTCTGTCTGCGCCGACGATATTCAAATATATTTATAGAGTATTTTCTCCAGGAAAATTTGAATTTCTATCTTCAGTCAAGAATTGAGGATCTTTAGTTGAACCGATAGTATAAGTGATTCGCTTTTGGTGTTCTGGAATAATTTTTTCCAGCGAAATACGCAGTAAACCGTCCGCAAAATCTACATCAGTCACACGAATATCATCAGATAGTTGCCATGTATTCAAGAAAGATCTCTTGGATAATCCTTTGTGGAGATACTCGACATTAGGATCTGTTCTCGTATCTTTGCTGGCAACTCGGAGAATGTTTGATTCAGTAGATACTTCGATCTCATCTTTTTTAAAGCCCGCCAAAGCGATTTCGATTTCGTAATTAGCGGTGTCATGCTTGATTAAATTGTAGGGCGGATAGTTTTTGTTATGACTCGTCATCGATTCGAGTCTGTGGAAAACATCATCCAATCCCACATAGAAGGGAGAGTAAACGTCCCAAGCGTATTTATTCATTGATAGTCTCCTTAAGTAAGCGAGAGTTGTTAATGGACCCTTTACGGCATCCACTACTAATTATAATAGAAAACAAAAAAAGCGGGGTGTTGAGCCCCGCACACTTTTATTCGGTTTACACTTCCGTTTTCTTTCGACCGATGTTGTACTTGGACTCAAGATTCCATTCATCCTTATCTTTAAAAGCAAGAACTTTAATCTGATTGAGAGGTGCCACATCTTCAATGGCAGTAGCATCAACAATAGCAACCAGTCCCCAGTCTGATAGCAGTTGTGCAATACGGTTACGTCTCTGAAGATCATTCAAAGTAAAGTTTGTCTTCTTGCCATCAAGAGCAAACAGTTCTTTAAAATGCACAATATAATATCTACCCTGTTTGTGTAGAATGTGACAGGATTGATATAGTTTACGTTCTTTACGGGAAGCAACTCCGATACGGGTGAGTGTCTCACGAACCTTTAGAAAGTCATCTGGTTCGGACAAACTCACTTCCACCATATCAGCGGGTTGCCACTGTACTTCAATTTCAGTTGTCATCTTTGTCCGCCTGTATCTAATAGTTTTTTAATCTCATCTAGTTCAGAATTCGTGAGAATCCTCAATGCGGCGACGGCTTTGTTATGGCTATAACCATAATATTGCTTCACCAATTCAAGATGCTCAAGAGTTTCTTTTCTCACCCACGGCGTAAAACGCTTTCTAGGCTTCAAACTATTTATGTAAAAGTCATATTGCATCTTCTTATCCAACTGATGATACTTGTTCATCTCGTTAGCAAAGAGAATGCTATCAGTAAATCCAGACAGACACTTATTGATAATAAAAGGAGGATACTTTCTTACAGCATCCTCATTATCATCAAGTAGATTCTTTTTTGATTGATTAATACTATAGAGATAGTCCTTTAGTTCCATTATTTAAATACAGCAGTCACACCAAGAACTTTGGCATTAGGGTTACGTGCCAGGGCAACCTCCCTGGCTTCTTGATAGTTGCGAGCAATCACTTCTTCGGTGAAGACCTGACCTGCAACGTAGAGTTTGACTTCACACTTCATAGTTAGTAAGGATGAGTTCCTTGCGAGACGCTTGATCTGTATTATAACTCCCCACGCTCCTCATGGTGTAGGTGTGTGCAAATTCTGCTACTGTCCACCCTTCGAACCTTTCTTTAACAAGATTAGACGAGTTGTAAGATATGCATTGAGGACCAATAAAACGGTCACAATCAGCAGCAAAGGTGTCATGATCGAAGCACTTGTGCATACTACCTCGCCTTCCGTATAGGTTAGATTTAATATCATAGGGCGGGTCGAGGTAAGTGAAGGTGTCTCGATCGTCGGTAAGGAGCTTTTCATAAGATAGGTTGGTAATTTTCCAATTCTTAATCATCAACGAGAAGTCTGGGAGTCTATCAATGCCTCGCATTGAGAAATTGCTTTCTGAAGCCTGCTTTGAGAAGGATGAGGATTCAGTGAGACCAGAAAAAGAGCACTTGTTAATAACGTAAAAAGCAACAGCACGAGATAGATTGGATTGATCACCTTGTGTTCCATTTAGATAGTCCTTTGATTGCTTAAATAATACTTCTGCAGATGTAGGATCACAGTGAATATACTTTAGTTGCACAAGTTGATCTCGCATCTCGCGGCCATGATCTCTCAACTCACACCAAAAGTTATAGAGAGGTTCATACAAATCATTGACCCAGATATCTAATTTAGGATACCTTTTGGTCACTTCAATTGCTACACTACCGCCACCAAGAAAAGGTTCACGATACTCCGTTGCCTGGGAAAGGTCTGGGAGGAATCGGAACAGGTTTGCTAGTGCCCTGCTTTTGCCCCCTGGGTAGCGGAGCGGTGTCTTCAGTGATTTTAAAGTTTGCGTCATGATATTTGAGGTATTCCCAGAAGGTCATTTTCATTTCTTTCTGCGTCATGCCACAATGTGCAGCTGCAGTAGGTAAGTTCATTTTAGCATGAAACAATCCTTCGTTTGATTCTTTCACGTTTTCAGGTGTAGTCTTCTTCATCAACTTCTCCAGCAAATTCAAATTCTTCGATGTCACTAGCAGGAACTTCATATTCACCAGCAACCAAGTACCAATGATGACCATCTTTTTCACCAAGATATTTCATTTGATCTTCTGGAAAAGCATTCTCGCGCATTGCTGCTTGAATTTTAAGATGAATAAGTTCTTCTTGAGTAGGTACTTTCATCAGAGAACAAGTTGTTTTTTAGGTGTAATAAGAGTAGAGAAGATGCTTTCATATTGCTCCACAATACTAGGATTTGGTTCTACCATATAGACTGTATAGTCCCGTGGAACAGTGAATTCAATATCTTCCTTGGCTAGAGGAGACCACGGAGCAAATCCCAATTGTCCTTGACCTTGAGGAACTGCTACCAGAGCATTCCCAATAGTAATTTCAGTATCAGTCTCGTTAATGAGATCGCAAATTACGTCCTCGCCAGAACGAAAACGCACAAGTTTAGTGTTCATTTATTTTCCTTAAGTGTTGTTTCCACGGAACAGAATACTGTCCCCTACTTCTATTGTAAAATAGGAATGCGTTAGCATGATACTGACCCTTGAAGGGATCGCGACCATGTTCTGCCGTCATACCATTGTATATCATTGCGTCACCATATGTCAAGGTGACGTAATTTTTATTTCCACTTGGATCTCTTACCCATATATCCCACGGTTCATCAGATGATAGATGAACCGTGATTGCTATTTCACTTTCCAATCTGTCTACATGTGGCTTGAGAATATTGCCATTGTAATACACCCTACCGTAGCAGTATGTAGGCAATACCTTTTCACCAAGTATCCAATTCACTTCTGGCGTCTTCGCCACCAACAGTTCTAGGAAAGAAATGTATCCAAAGTTTTGGCGATTGCCATCTTCGTTTACTTCAACATACTTTTCACAGTAGTCAATGTATTCTTTTCCTAGTGCTTCTGCTTCCTCTGGGTCCAGGAATCTGCGAAGAACTTTATAGTTATTATTTAAACTCACAGCTCATCATTACCTCGGTTAAACATGCCAGTAGATTGATCTCTTGGTCAGCAACAAAAGCAATCTGATACTGATACTTTGCCAGAATTAAAACAGCCTCTGGAATAGATGCACCCTTGAGATTTTCATACAAACAGTCATAGATCTTACGGATGACAATGTTAGGATCATTGTCAATGTTTTCCACAACCCACTTACGGACAGTGGTAAACTCTTTGTTCTTCATAGACCTGACTAGATCATTGACTGATACGTCAGCAATATCAACCAAAATTGATGTATCAATCTTACCAGTAGCAGCATGACGCTGACACTCATTGATAAGACGACGCCAATCAGGATAGTAACGTTGAATTAACTTGACAAGAATCTTGTCTTCACACTCAACCTCATTCTCCTTTAGGATCTGCTTAAGACGCACGAAGAACTGACCCTGCAGTTCCATCTTGGCTTCGTTCTTGACACGAAAGTCCACCACCGTGCAGCGAGAATGCAGCGGTTCGATGATTTTGTTTGGGAAGTTGCAGGTGAAAATGAAACGACAGTTGCTGTGAAACTCCTCCACAGCCGCCCTCAAGGACAGTTGCACGTCGTTGGTGGTGTTGTCTGCCTCATCGATGATAACGACCTTGTGGGGCGCTCCAGAGGCGAGAGAGACGGTGCTAGCGAACTGCTTGACCTTGTTCCTCACCGTGTCTAGGAAACGACCCTCGTCGGACCCGTTGATGACGATATAGGAAGCACCGATCTCCTCACAGACTGCCCTGGCTACGGTAGTCTTGCCAACACCAGCAGTTCCTGCTAGAAGCAGGTTAGGAATCTCACCTTGTTCAAGGAATGCCTGAAAAGATTCCTTGATATTCTTGGGCAGAATACAGTCCTGCAGTTTGCGAGGTCGATACTCTTCGACCCAAAGGAATTTTTTATTCATCATTAAGTAATTCTACAGGCTCAAAAATTTCATCCATAGATCCGTGCTTAAACACAGACTCTGGATGATTCATAATACTACCACGAAAATACTCTCCAAGTCCATGAGACTTTACGGTATAGAACATAGTTTTTTTCTTTTGCTTACACCACTCAATAGCGAAGAGTAGTGCGGCTCCATCAATTTTACCATTAAAGTCAGCAGTAAGAGTGACAAATTTTCTTTGTTCTGTCATTAAGAATCCAACCTTGTCTGGTCTCATCCATTCTGGCAAAGTCCACTCTTTCAACCAAGCACATCCATAGCTATCACATATTGGAGGTCGCGATAGATCTTCATAGATACCACAACCATGTTCCACAACGTGAGGACAAGGATGCTCTGGATATACTTTATGTTCGTTGATCTTAACTGTTAAGGTTCCACGACAGCATAAAGTACATCCACCACATTCTTTTCCGTTCATCAAGGTTCAAGTGCAATATAGTATTTCAAGTCAATGCTCTGATGAATCCACTCGGTAATACCACCAGAAGCAACATTTACTTTATAGTTGCCTGGGTGCAAACGAAGGTTCTCAACTTTCATAGAGAGATCAAAATCACCAGTGCTCTCACCACTCACAGTTTGACTGTATACATTACCAGTATCATTCTCTTTATCACACAGATCGAGATTGATCGTGCCATCAGAAGAAGCTCGGAATGCTAGGTCTGGCAAATCATAAACTGCAGATGCTTTCTGAAGTGCAACTAGATCTTCATACTTGACCACAAAACTAAAGTCAGTTCCAGGAAACTTTACAGTAGTTTCTGGTGCAGAACTCAAAGTAATTTCTGGGTTTGAGAAATAATACTTTGCTGAACGACCATTACCACGAATGGTAACATAATTTTCGTTATCAAATTGCAGCGCTGCATCATCAAAGAGAGACAGTCCTGCAAGAAACTGATTCAAATCATAGATGCCGAAAGTTTGAGGGAAAGATTCTTCGCTTTTATATTCAGCAATAGCATTCTGTCCAACACTAATAGTCTTGAGTACAGTGCCTTCTCGAATCAGGATAGAACTATTGATAGTGCAAAAGTTCTTAAGAATGTCGCGAGTTTGTTTGGAAAGAATCACTGTGCTCATTGATTGTAAGTTTCGGTAACGGCGGTCTTGTCGGAGAAGTGAAGGAGAAGCAGTCCGTAGTGCAGGATCTTGATGATGTCCCGACGTGCTGTGCCCTTCTTATCATATCGGGAAGCATACTTCAGGATATTGCTTCGGCAGAATGCTTCAGCGTCACCACATGCTTCAATCAAGTCTAACGTTTGGATGCTGTTATTACCAGCAGAGTAATGTTGTCCATAGGTACTTGTGATGTAATCACGCAGATCTTGCAGGAGAGCATCTTCATTATATTTAAAATTCATTTATCCCAGATAAAGTCAATATCATTATGATAGCATTCAATGATGGAACCGTCAATCTTTCTGACGAATAGAACGAGGTTTTGTCCACCAAGAATTTTAACGGTCTGCCCGTCTTTGAGACGGGCTAGGTGACCGATGTATCCGTGGAATTCAAGCGTTTGTTTCTTCATTAGCGTTCTCATCGATTTTATCGTAGAGTTCAATAAAGGAAGTCTTGGTCTCGTCATCGAAACGATTGACACAAACTTCGATTGCCTTCATGCGCTTACCGAAGATCGAGAAAGCACGGACAATGTGGGTGAGGCGACGGGTAGAGATGACTTCATCAATACCACCATCGTTGAAAGTCTTGCGAATGACTTCTGCCCAAGTAGCAAGTTTAGCACAGAACTCATCATCTTGACAACCCAGTTGTTCGGCAAGTTTCTCAAGAATCTTGGTCTCAACAGCGGGAGTAGGATACTCCTGCTCGAAGGTCAGGGCAAAACGCTCAAGGAATGCTTCGTTGAGAACATTAGTGCCGATGAAACGACCGTCATCAGAACCCTTGCCCTTGGTGTTGGCAGTAGCGATCACATTGAAACCAGCAGCAGGTTGAACGTAGCGACCAGTCTTCTTCAGAAACACACCTTTGCCTTCAAGAATGGATTGGAGACAGAGGATTTTGTTGCTAGCAAGGTCAACCTCATCGAGTAGCAGGATTGCACCTCGTTCGAGTGCCTCAATGACAGGTCCGTTATGCCAAACAGTTGCCCCATCCACAAGGCGAAAGCCACCAATAAGATCGTCTTCATCGGTTTCAATAGTAATGTTTACACGAATCAATTCACGTTCCAGTTGAGCACATGCTTGCTCCACAGAGAAGGTCTTACCGTTGCCAGACAAACCAGTGATAAAGGTGGGGTAGAAGAGACCAGACTTGATGATCTTTTTCACATCAGCAAAGTTCCCGAACGGGACATAAGTGTCATCCTTGAGGGGAACGAGGTTCTGTTCTTCCCGTTCGGTAACAGCAACGGCAGGAGCAGCAGCAGGAGCATTGTAGGTCTGCTCAAGCTTCTCTTGAACAGTCAGGTTCCAAGTGCCACGACGGACATAGAAGTCACGCAGACGCTTTACCGCAGTCGGATAAGTAACTCCAAAGTGATCTGCAGCAGAACGCACATCATCAGCATTGATGTCGTTACCATAGGTTTCAGACAGATAAGAAGTGAGTTGGGTAGTGGTCAGTTCGGAACGAGCAGGCATTGGTTGGTTGCGTATGAAGTAATTATAGGGCAAAAGGTGGTGGTGTCATGGGGTGGGTGGACAGTCTCGCAACTGGTCGCCCAAGTAAGAACTCGGGACAATTTCGCGCCACACCTCCCCATCATAAATGTATAACTTGTGTGTGTATTTGTGGAGGAAAATATCTCCTTTAGTATAAGTCATGCGATGTATTCCACAAAAGAGTTCAGGAGTTTTTTGTTGGTGGATTTAGAACCCAGCATCTTCTTGAATGCTTTGCTGATCTCACCTTTCTTGGCACCACTCTCTACATTGAATTCAACCTCTTCGTCAATAGCGTTGTTGCTGATAGCGTAGAGAGCAGTGTAGCTCTTAGGGAAAGGAATGACAGCGGACTTGTTCTTCTTCCACTGCTTCTGGACTTGATCGTAGTGAGCAATGCTGGCATATGTAGAAACAAAGTTAGACAAACCGTTGCCACCCATGATACGGAAACCAAGAACATTCACACCAGCGTTACGATCTTTCAATTGCTGAATGAAAGTGTTAGTCATCTCCATATAAGATCCAGTGGAATAGACGCGACCTGTCTGACGATCACGCAGGATGGTGTTGAAATCAAGGCGGCG